AAGAGCAGGTGTGTAATCAAGTACACCAGCCATTTGCAATGCGGAAGCAACATCCGAAGAAGTCATAAGGATATTACCTTTTCCTCTACGTGTGTCGTGCCCGATAGCATTAGCTTCGCGCTCAATCTGGAACATCAGTCCCTTGAATTTTTCAACCATCCAACGACCGTTTGAATCAACATCCATATCGAATGTTCCGGCAGTGGCTACGTTGTTCTGGGCACCAGTTTTGGCGTTACCATAAATTGTTCGGATAACTTCGCGGTTAATTTCCGATAGAATCTCTGAACTTAAAATATTAGAAAGTTCAGTTTCAGCATCAAGACCATGAATTGCTTTTAAGTCTTGGGCCAATTCCATTGTATACTCACCTTTAAGTGCACGTGTTTTCGCTGTAACAGTTACCTTATCGATTGAAAAGGCCATTTCAGCAAAAGCATTCGCAGCACTATCGCCCATTGCTTCCCCTGAAGTCGTAGTCATTCCACGACCTGGGAGATATGCAAGTGAACTAGTTGAGGCAGCCGCAGGGTTACCATTAGAAGTGTGTGCAGATGTTGCACCGGCTTTTAGGCCAGATGCACCAGAATCAGATTCACTGAAAAGTGCTTCTGTACCGGTCTGAGTTGCATAACGGGACTTCATGGCGAAAATTAAGCCAGTAGGACCTGTCATAGGTTGAACACCGCAAACATCGTATGCGATTAAGAGAGGCATACTTCTGCGAACTAAGGAAATAAGTACAGGGTCATAACCCTTGATATTTCCAGCTGTTGTACCCATTCCGGCACCAACTGCGTTCGTAGGAGAGCTCTCAAATAAAAGTGAAGATCCACCTTCTTCCTGGATCGACTTCTCTTCATTCTCCAACAAAACAGCTGTAACAGCTTTCCTGTAAGAGTCTTTGATAGCCGGTAGATCAGGATGGTCAAGTACAGGACCCCACTTCTCTTGTAAATTTTCTGACAAAAACATCGTTATCTCCTGAATGTTTTATTATAAAATATTAAAGTTGTTGTTATTATCTAACGTGTCGTTTAATTGCCGACATGTATTTATCCATACCTTCAGAAATTACTTCAGGAACGGTCTCATCATCACTTGATGTTTCTACGTCTTCGATACTTGCTGACTTATCTTCTGTTGGAAAATAATTTTCCTTCAGTACTTCAACCTTATTTTCAAAGTCTTCGGCGTTATCAGCTTCTACATGTTCGGCCAATTCTGCTACTTTTTCTTTTTGGGTTTCAGTTAAGTCTTTTGTAATAGTACCTAAGACTTTATCTTTTTTAAATTTTGTCAGTTCTGTTTGAACTTCTATGTTCTTTTGGATCTGATCGTTAAGTTGCTCTTCCAATCCTTCTACTTTTGTGAACAGATCGTCAACAACATCAACTTTCTCTTCTGGGATTGTAATATAGTGTTCTGTAAACAGATCTTTAAGACCAACTAAGAATCCTTCAGTCAATTCTGTGCGGATTCCCTTTTCAATGGCAAGTTTATTTTCCTTGACCCATTCTTCAGAAACGTAGTTAAGATAGCTGTCTACCTTATTAACAATTTCTTCTTTGTATTCGTCGATCTCTTCCGCAAGTTGAGTTTGCATATTTGCTTCAAGCTCTTGCTCGCGCTCAATTACTACTTGATTAACCTTAGCTTGGACTGCAGCTTCAAAAATAGTACTTGCCTTTGCTTTGAAAGTATCTGAAAGTTCTTCACCTTCAGTCAATGCATCGATATCATCTTGAACATCAAGAGGTTTAGTATCAGATTCTTCATCTGATTGCTCTTGTATGCTTAGGGAACCAAGAATAGATTCGAAATTTTGGGCAATCTGATCTTTTTTCAATTTGCCTAATTTTTCATAAACAGCTGCCATCATTCCGGCTTTTGTTCTAGGCGTAAGATCTTCTTTTACCTTATCCATTTTCTCAGCATTATTAGAGTTACTAGCTTTACCCTTAACTGGGTTACCCATAGCTGTTCCAGATCCTTTTACTTGACTTGGATCAGGACTTTCTTTACCGTGGTCGCCATCTACTTTTTCAGCAGATTCGCCCTTGCCAGCTTTTGGTTTATTGTCAGCCTCTTGTACCTTTTTGCGTGCTTCCTGAACAAGACCTATCTCTTCCAATAACTCATCCGTCTCTTGGGAAGATAAGCCTTCTTCTACGCATCGTGTTTTAATTTGTTCAACGAGCTCTTCCCTTGCCTCGCCATCTAATTCCAATGCTTGTTGAGCTAAAGTTTCTAGTTCATTCACACTATTGGCAAGAGACTGCTGTTTTTGGACAGTTCCTTGTTCAGACATTTACAATCT